GGAGCGCTTTAACGAGTTATCGGAGTTACGCACATGCGCATGAATGTTTTCGAAATGGAAGGGTTTCTTCGCGGGAAATGTGTACCACGAGATCTGAAAGTGAATGAAACAAATGCTGAATATCTGGTGCGTAAATTTGCTGAAGCGGAGGCCAAGATTTTGGCTCTGTCCGAAGACCAACAGAAAGCGATTGAGTCAATTAAGCAGGCTGATGCAGCTGTTAAGTTGGCACACGAGAAGTTTTCGGCGCTGGCGGCGGAGAATGCGGGGCTGAAACACGCAATGGCCGTAACTCTTGAGCATGTGTCGGTCACGGATGCAGGGCAGGCTGGTGTTGCTGCAATGATTATCAACGATGCCCTACACCACAGCGAAACTCCAGCCACCGATGCTTTCCTGGCTGAAATTCGTGCGGAAGCACGCAACGAGGGGATTAACTATACCGCAAGCCGTCTTGCTGCTGCTTTCAATCACGGATTTATCAATAAGTCTTTACGTGAAGTTTTCGACGTTACACGCATGATTCTGTCAGCGAAAGAAGAGTTGGCTAATGAACCACACCCGATTGATGGCCTGTCCGGTGAATATGCGGAGAAATCCCTAGAAGAATGGGCGGAACAGATTCGCAAAGGAGGCAACCAGTGAGCGGAAAAAGAATGACTAACAGAGAGCTTGTTGATGCCGCGATTAAGCTTGCTGGTGATTTTTATTCAATGATGGGGTACGCGCATCGCCCTGGATTCAAATATTGGGAATCACCGCATCCGCAAGAGCAACTGGTATTTCAAATGGCCTGCCGTGCTTTTGAGGTTATTCGCGGTTCTGATGTGATGGACGCCGTTGCCGACTTGGAGGATGAAGAGTGACCCAAATTAACTATCAGGCACTGCGTGAAAAGGCAGAGAAAGCAACTAAAGGAAGCTACATCGTAGGGCATACATCTGTTAACCAGCACGGCAATTTAACAGGAGTTTTTGTTTGCCAAAAATGGAAAGGAGAACCCGGTGGCGTGATTGCGGAATGTCATGTTAACTGCCTGATTGAATCAGATGCTCAGGCTTATGCAAACGCTGAATTCATAGCAGAGGCTAACCCGGCTACCGTGCTGGCACTGCTGGATGAACAGGAAAGAAACCTGCAATACATCAAAAGCCGCGATCAGGAGAACGAGGATATTGCGCTAACGGTAGGGAAGCTGCGCGTTGAGCTTGAAGCAGAAAAACAGCGGGCAAAAGTTCTATTTATGGAAAATGCTCGGCTTAAGTCAGGCATAGCCGGTCTGATACACCTCGGTATTCGATATGCAGATGTTGAGGTCATGAAAATTGCTGGAGATGCCCAGCTTTCTACCCCATGCACTGACAGCATCATAAACAGCATTGCAACAGGCATTCGCATCAAAGGAGAGTGATATGGCGTTAACACACCACGAACTCTGTCAGATTGCGTACAAGTTCCTTAAGCGCAACGGGTTCAAGGTTTGCTTTCATGACCGCTTTGTTGCTGTAACCAGTACCGGAGAACAGCCAGATGCTATGGGATTCAGAAATTCAGCATCATGCCTGATAGAGGCGAAGTGTTCTCGTGCTGACTTGTTGGCAGATAGAAAAAAGCGTTTCCGTAAAAATCCCTCACTTGGCATGGGCGACTGGCGATTCTTTATTAGTGAGCCGGAAATTATTTCCAGTTGAGGATTTACCTCCCGGCTGGGGATTACTTCACGTTGTTAACGGAAGAGTACGGAAAGTACATGGATGGCCCAGGGGTAATTGCTGTTGGGGTAATCCTGACGATAAGCCATTTACTGGGAATAAGCAGGTTGAATGCGATTACATGTTATCTGCATTAAGGCGCATGGAGTTGAGAGGGCACCTTAATGAAATATATGACGGTGTGATTGTTAATAAGAAAGAAGGAAACGCGGCATGATCACTATTACCAAAGGGCGACTGCTGACAATCAAGCAGTGGCGCGAAACATACGGACCGGGTAGCAACGTTGTACTGCCAGCAGAAGAAGCGGAAGAACTGGCACGAATTGCACTGGTATCGCTGGAAGCAGAGCCGGTGGCAAAGATTATAGCTCATTACCCATTAGGAGTTGACGTAGGCAAACAAAAGTTCGTACAGGCCATTGGAGAGCTTCCTGACTTTGGCGGATATCTATTTGCCGCCCCGCCAGCGCCGGTAGTGCCGGAAGAAGCAACTCCGGAAAACGTAGAAATGCTCTCTGGCTATGTTTCCACGTACAAATTAACCGATAGCGAGCGCGATATTGCTGCCGAAATATGGAACGCCTGCCGCACCGCCATGCTTCAGTCCGGAAACTTTCGGGAAAGCAAGAATTCGTCAACCAATAATTTTCGGGAAATCCCGGAAGCGTCAACCAGCTCTCCGGTAACTCCGGCTCTTCTGCCTGGTGGTTTCACCATTGAGGAGGCGAAGGAATTACATGAAGACCTGGTACGCAGCCACATAAGCAAGGCCTTAAGTGGCGAAAAGATGAAAAAGAAAGATCGCGATGCTGATTTGCGCTGGATTCATGGCGTTATAGTTCAGGCAGCGTGGTTTGTAAAAGCATCACTGGAGCAGAATGCACTATCGGGCAACTCTCCGGTAACTCCGGATGGTTGGATAAGCTGTAGTGAGCGAATGCCGGACGACAGGCAGGAGGTGAATCAATGAGCTGGCCTGATGCAATCGTAACTCTGGGGGTGGTATTCGCAGCAGCGTTTGTTGTGTTCTCGATTTGTCGATGGGGATAACCACATGTTCGCTTTGATTCAACGCGGTCAGATATACACGGACAGAGCTGGATACCCCGTGGTGATTACTCGCATCACTGAGCACTCAGTGTTCTTTCGACGGATGGACGGACGATCCGGGCGGGTACGCATTGGTGAGTTAAACTGCCTGTTCGAACATATTGACCACCAGGAGTACCGCAAAATTCTCGCGGACACTGAGCAGGAAAAGCACCTGAAAAAATTACGAGCCATAAAAAGGAAGTAAAGAATGAATAAAGCATTTGAACGATGGGTCCACCAGCGTTACGGCAATCGCTATGACCTGACGCGAGATGTTGACGGCTTCTACTGTCGTGAAGTTGTGAAGCGAATGTTTGAAGTGTGGTGCCACTGCCGTGGATGAAAATTTTATGAGGTTGGCATGCAGACAATCATCTATCAGATAACCCCCAGCAAATGGTGTACGGAGAGAGTCCTCATTGCATCAACAGGGCTAAAGCCTGGCACCATTGAGCGGGCAAGAAGAAAGTCATGGATGCAGGGAAAAGAATACCGCCATTACGCTGTAGAAGGTGATCCGGGGCACTACAGTGAATGCCTGTACAACATCGAAGAAATTATGCGATGGATCGAAAACCAGAAACAACCAGGTGCCAAAAATGCAAGTTCCGGTTAACCTGTTAATGCTCCTGGACGTCTGGGAGGTTTAATGAGTAACGCATCATACCCGACAGGCGTTGAAAACCATGGAGGATCACTCCGTATATGGTTTCACTATAATGGCAAACGTGTCAGAGAAAACCTCGGTGTTCCTGACACAGCCAAAAACCGGAAGATCGCTGGTGAACTTCGCACTTCCGTTTGTTTTGCAATCAGAATGGGGAGTTTCGACTACGCCGCGCAGTTCCCTAATTCCCCTAACCTGAAACACTTTGGTCTGGGAAAAAGAGAGATAACCGTTAAGGCACTTTCGGAAAAATGGTTGGACCTTAAGAAAATTGAGATTTGTGCGAATGCACTTAATCGTTACCAGTCAGTAATTAAAAACATGTTGCCTATGTTGGGTGAGAAAAAACTGGTTTCATCCATAACAAAAGAGGATTTACTTTTCGCAAGGAGAGATTTGTTGACCGGTTACCAAAAGCTTTCTAATGGAAAGATTTCTTCCATAAAAGGGCGCTCAGTGGTCACAGTAAACTACTATATGACAACCATAGCTGGAATGTTTCAATTTGCAACAGATAATGGTTATACCTCAGGAAACCCATTTAACGGTCTGGCACCCTTAAAAAAGTCCAAGGTAAAACCAGATCCTCTCACCCGTGACGAATTTATTCGTTTTATTGAAGCTTGCCGTCATCAACAAACAAAAAACCTGTGGATTCTCGCTGTATACACGGGTATTCGTCACGGGGAGCTGGTATCGCTGGCATGGGAAGATATAGATCTTAAAGCAAGGACTATAACCATCCGTAGGAATTATACAAAACTTGGCGAATTCACTCCACCAAAAACCGATGCTGGCACCGGAAGGACAATTCATCTGGTTCAACCAGCTATTGATGCTCTTAAAAGTCAGGCGGAAATGACCATGCTTGGAAAGCAACATTCTGTAGAGGTAAAGCAGAGGGAATATGGGAGAAGTACTGTGCATAAATGCACTTTTGTTTTTAGTCCTCAGGTAATAAAACAGCGGCAGTTTTCCGGACCGCACTATAAGGTTGACTCCATCAGGGAGTCATGGACAAGTATCTTAAAACGCGCAGGTCTGAGACACAGAAAATCGTACCAATCCAGGCATACTTATGCATGCTGGTCACTTGCCGCTGGAGCTAATCCTAGTTTTATCGCAAGCCAGATGGGCCACACAAACGCACAAATGGTATTCAATGTTTACGGAGCATGGATGAAAGACAACAATCACGAACAGATAGAACTCCTTAACAAAAGACTATCTGAAAGTGTCCCATGTATGCCCCATAAGAAAGCTGGGTAAAATAAAAACTTGCAAAATCAATTAGTTTACCCTTAATCCCTGTCACGTTACGCGCGTGGCAGAGGCGTTACGGGTTGCTGAAACCGCAACGGACAGACGGCGGTCATCGACTGTTCAACGATGCCGATATTGACCGTATCCGCGAGATCAAACGCTGGATCGACAACGGCGTGCAGGTCAGCAAAGTTAAAATGCTGCTCAGTAATGAAAATGTTGATGTGCAGAACGGCTGGCGCGATCAGCAAGAAACATTACTGACCTACCTGCAAAGCGGCAATCTGCATAGCCTGCGAACGTGGATCAAAGAGCGCGGTCAGGATTACCCGTAAGCGCATCATTTAAACCGTCTTTCGCCTCCCTTTCCTGTTTCCGATACTAATGTCCATTTTCGCAGTAAAAGGACATTTAAGATGAATGCACGAAAAGCGGTACTGGCAGATAATCCAGAATTGATCCTGCGTGTGCTACAGCTGAGATTTGACGAGTCACTGTCGTACCCGCGCATTTCTGCGCAGACTGGTGTCAGCAAAACCGCCATTTTTTCTCTGGTGAGGCGATTTCACCAGGTATTCACTGACTGGCCTCTTTCCGGTGAATATTCCTGCGGGCAACTGGCCCGGGCTCTTTTCCCGGGGCGATACCCTTCAGCCCCGACCGTGACTCAGCCTGTGAAAGCAGAGAAACCCCGCCGGAACCGATTTTCACCGGAGTTTAAATGGAGACTGGTTCAGCAAACTCTTTTACCCGGTGCCTGTGTCGCACAAATAGCTCGAGAGAATGGAATTAACGATAACCTGCTCTTT